TGCGTTACTTCAGGGAATCCTTTATGATTACCTTGAGAGTCTTTTTCTAACATTTTCTCTAGGTAATCTTGTCCTGTATGATAATCTTCATCAGGATTTCCTTCACAAACAATATTTTCTAATTCTGCGAATACTTGTTGTTGAATAGAATTTAAAATTTCTACAACTTCTGGATTATATTCGCAATCCAATAACTTCATATTAAACGATCTTCCTTCGGTAAAGTTCTGTGATAAATCACAATGTCATCCGGATCACATTCACACCTTCCCTCTTCTTCATACGGCCAAATATAATTCCATCGTGCATCCGGATCTTTAAAATATTCTCTTACTATAGCATATTCAGTTTTATTTTGCAACCACCAAAAGGTAAATTGATCCCAATATCTCAAAGAAGATGGGTATAAGTTCCTATCGTAAGGCCATCCTTCTTCTCCGTGGTCTTTTTGTTTCTTGTAGTACTCAAACCACTTTTCCATGAATGTTATCACTTTTGGTGTTTTCCTATATAAGAACACACCACAATGATCTCTGAGTTCACCTCCGGGAAAGTAAACTTCTGCTGATGCATAGTCTCTGGTTTTAGTTAAAACGATATCTGCATTGCCAATCTCTTCAAATACTTTAGAGATATCTTCGTGACACACTTCAGTGTCAGCATCAATATACAATGTTAGGTCATATGGAGTTTTTGGTAATGCTTCTAGTTTTGCTCTGTAGTGATCTGAGACTTCGATTACATGATCAAATGTATCAAAAAGAGTGTCATCAATCCACTCTTTTTGAGTTGCTATAGTTACATTTGCTTCTGGATAATAGTCTTTTAAAGACTGGGCACTGTATATTGCTGATCGTAGATAAATTTTGGAAGTTGTGCCAACATATAGATATCCGTTATTTGGACTCTTTTTCTTTCTTGAGGGTTTCAAGTGCAATCATCGCTCCTGCATAAATATAAACTTGATTGAGAGTTTCTGCTTTACGAATCTTAGATTTCATAGTTCTATTTTTCGAATCTTTAATTTCAGGCAATTCAAAAATTTCTAATTTTGCTTTAAACAACTCATCATTAACTTTTTCTGTTAGTATTGCTTTTTTCTGTTCGTCAATACGTCTTCTTCTATTATCAATTTCTTCAATATGATCTTTAGTAAAATTCGTCATTTCTTCAACAGTTAGTTGAGAATGCGCTTGTATCCACAAAGAAGCTTCTTTTTCAGATTTTGAAGTTTGTGCTACAAAAACACCATCACTATCTTGTGTCGTATAATGCACTTCGATTTTGTCTCTTGCATTATTTAAATAATACGCTCTTTTAATATGTACATTCTGCATCATGCTGTCCTCTGCCAAAGTGTTACTGGAGTGCCAGAAACGGTAATTTCTTGTTGTAAAACTGTTGCCCCTGTAAAAAACGATGAGTAATTACCAGAATAGGTTCCACTATAGTTACGAATATAATTTCCCGAGTAATTTCCCACATAGTTTTTATTAACTGGACTTCCGTAAGTACCAGAATAATCTCCTTGGTATGCACCAGTGTACTCACCAGTGTAAGTTCCTGTGTAAGTACCCGTAGATGACCTTGTGAATTTTTTTGTGACAGTTCTTTGCCAATATCTTGTATAATTGTGAGTTCCCGTCCAATATTTGCTGTACCCACCATAATACTTTAAGAATCCGTGAGTACCTGCATACAATCTTTTATAATTACCTGTATAATATCCTGTAAAAGTTCTACGATAAGTCCCTGAATATCCACCAGAATAACTTCCTGAATAATCCGTAGTATAGTACCCACTATAAGAACCTGCGTATTGTCTGGTATAAGATCCCGTATATGTAGTCTGATAAGTTCCAGTATAAGAAGCAGTGTAGGAACCTGTATATTGTCCAGTAAAGAATCCAGTATATGAAATATTTCCTTCGTTTTGTCTCTTATCAGAAGAACTTCCAACCGCAGTCCAAGTCCCTACTGCAGGAGCATTTTCTTGTAATGCATATTGACCAATTCCGGTAGTCCGGATATAGTACTGTAAAATAGATTTCATATCCTTAATATCACCGTCTGACATTTCAGATAAATCGTCATCAGATCTCAAATACAGAGGTCTCCTAACAACATACTCTGCATTGTCATCAGTTTTTCTATAAAGATTGTAAGTGACCTCAGTTTCAATATCAGAACTTCCGACAGTATCATCCAATGAAGTGTCTGTAAAAGAACCAATTATTTTCCACGTACCACCATCATCTGGAGCAGTCGATCCAATATAATACGATCCTACTCCACCAGAAGACAGTTTTCCTAAACATTTATCAATAATAGTTGATTTAATTTGACCGATATCCATTGCTTGGATGCCAATCTGAGGAGTAGGAAACTCCGTTTCATCTCTTCCATCATCAACTGTTCTAAAATCAGTGTTTCCGGAGTCAAATACTACAGGAGGAACATAATCCGTTCCCTCCGTTAAAGACACCTCGTTTAAATTTTGTTTGAACACATAGTTAATTTCAGTTATATCATCTGAGTCTACGGGATGAGTACCAACAGTAACTCCCGTATATCTCGTATCAATAAATGTTCCTATAGGTGTTCCATCATTTCCATTAATATTAATGGAACCCGGTCCAGTGTCATCTTTTGCAAATTCTTCCAAAATAAGATTAGCAACATATGCCATGTCACCATCTGTCATTTCTTCAAAATCAGAAAAAACATTTTGTTTTATCTGAATAGGTCTGCCATGATCTAATGCCATAAATTATTCACCCGCACCATATAAGGTTTTCTGTAACGTCCCTGATGAATTATAAATCTTCAATGCAACAGGACTTTTTAATTCTGTAGAAGTAATTATATCAGCACTTATATCTGTTGTCAAGGATACACCAGAACTACCATCAAAAGATACTGCTGTTGCTGTAACATCACCCGTCAACGCAAAATTTCTTGCGGTCTCTAATTGTGTAGCAGTGTTTGCATTACCAAAGAAATTATTTGCTTCTATATTTAGTGTGTGATTATCTGTCTGGTTTCTGACAACGAATACATCTTCTGCTTCGTTCCAAACCAATCTAACATTTCTTAATGACCCTCGATCAATTTCAAGACCAGATTCACCTCCAGTATCAGTTACCCCTTGTCCAGTTTCACCTTTGTTTAATTTTATAACGTTATCTTCAACTTCAAGATTCGTAGTGCTTACTTCGGACACCGCACCCTGAACTATAAGGTTACCTGCAATGACAACATTTTCTGAAACATTTAACTGTCCTGCGATAGTTACATCATCAGGCAATCCAATAACGTAAGTGTTTGCATCACCAGATTTCGCAGTAACTGTTACTTCACTACTTGTTCCTTCAAGTTTACTTGGTTGTCCATCATGAATATTGACATCAAACGATCCACCATCCGCAGTAGAAATTCTCAGATTACTATTTGCTTGAGTAAATTCAACACTACTCACACCTGCAACAGTAACATTTGCTACCTTAACAACTTGCCCTTTACTGTTAACCTGAATCTGAGGTATCTTGGTTGAGCTACCAAATGTCTGAACTGTGTTTGATCCGTCAAAGTAATCTGTGACAGCAGTACCGTCAGCATCAACAGGAACTGCTAGTGTGTTTGTTGAAATAGATCCTGCAGAAATGTTTGCAGTAAATCTATTTCCATCAGCAGTGTCAATGTAGAAGTTTCTGAACTCTTGTCCACTAAATGAGAATGCTGATACACCTGCAACTGAAGTGTTAGTAACAGCAGTAATCTGACCTTTATTGTTAACGGTAATTACTGGTATTAAGGTTGCACTACCAAACGTTCCTGATGTAACAGAAGGATTTTCAACACCATTTGATCCGTCAAACGCAGTGGCAATCGCAGTATTAGATAACATATCTGTTGTGATGTTACCATTCTGAATGACGTTGTTTGCATGCAACTTACCGTTGTTACCAAACAGTGTCGTGCCATCGTTAGTGATTGCACCTGAGACATCAGTGTTACCTGCGATATCTAAGTTACCACTTGCATTGAGATCTTTCGCAGTGATCGTATCCGAAACTGTCATGTTGTTCGCATAGATCATGTGGTGTCTACTAGACGACGTACCAATATTATGTCGAGTTCCTGTAGCAATTAACAAAGAACTATTAGCAACACCGTTAAAGTAAATCAAATCAGATGTACCTGAACCTAAGTATGAGTTTCCAGATACATGCAAGTTTTCAGTTTCAAAATCTTGTGCTTGTAATACTGTTCCACTTTCATTGCTAAGAGTAATATTACCACCTATCGAAAGATCACCAGTAATACCGACTGCCCCCGCAATATCTAGATTTCTTCCGATCTTTGCATCTCTATTTACATGTAAATCATATCCAGTATCTGGTAATGTTCCAATACCTACACCACCCGATTGGTAATCACTAAATGTTGCTCTGCCTTCTGTGTGTTGATTTGCAAAGTTACCCTCCATGGTAATCGTGTCATCTGTTGCACTACCAAGGTTAACGTCCCCATTGAAACTTGCTGTGTCGGTGACCGTCAATTGAGATTGTAAGAATGTGTTTCCAGAAACAGTAACACGGTCTCCATTAAAAGTTGCATTGTTGTTTGCTGTAAACAGTGTGACCGTAGTATTACTGAGAGAACTAACACCTTGCACTTGCAAGTTTCCGTGGAAGTAAACCTCATTGTTTGCATTCAGCTTGGTCACTGTTGTGTTACTAAGTGACGATACACCATCGACTGTCAGGTTACCATGGAAGTATACTTCGTTATTTGCGTTTAACTTCGTAACAGTTGTATTGGAAAGTTTGGACAATCCATTTGCAGTTAAGTCACCACCAATACCCACTTTACGGACATACACATTGTTTGCTTGCATATTTCCTGTAAAGTACGAGTTTCTCCACCGACGAGTTGCAGAACCAATATGTACAGTATCATGAGTTTTAGGAATTATTGAAGTACTGACACCTTGAGTTGCGGCAGTCCCTAATGATAACTCATCTACGTATGCGACACCATCGATGTATGCATCTTTAAACTCTAAAGTAGATGAACCTAAATCTTGTTGATCATCGGCAGTCGGAAGAATATGATCTTCTGTGGTGAATCCCACTGCAGTCATTCTTCCTTCGTAGTTTGCCTCACCAGTCGAATCAATCTGTGCGACAATATTGTTTCCGGAATCAACAACGGCAAATACTGAATCACCAACCGTATCTACTAATTTTAAATAAAGGTCCGAGTCTCCAACACCCGCTGCCTTGGCAAGGAACATTTCGATCCTGTCACCAGAAGTCGTAGAGAACACAACTTTTGGGGAATCTCCATTGTCACTAAACGTGGTGTTTGCGGCAGAAAGAATAATATGTGCCGAATTGGTTGAAAGATCTGTGATGTCACGCAATACCAGATCTTTAAAATCTGGTGTATCGTTTTTGTCTCTTAACTGTAAGAACTGACCTGTTGTACCACCATTAATTCTGATGCGTTCGATACTTCCCATTTTAAACACTTCTTGCCCAATAGTGTCAACGATGAGATTGCCACTAATGGTAGTGTTTGCATGAACGATTAATGATCTTGAAGTACCTAGACCGTCTCCACCAATCGTAGTATTTCCAGAAATAGTTAGATCACCATCAACGGAAGTGTTCCCACCTTTGATTTCTGATGCCCTTAGTTCTTCGGCAGTAAAGGTGCCGATGATGTGTCCATCACCCTCAGTAAAGTTTTTTCGAGATGAATCAGATGTGGCAACAGTAACAACATTGTTGCTCATAATGGTTGCTATCTGATTAGTGTTCAGTCTCCAAGTGTCGAAACTGTTTCCTAGTCCTGTATTTGCGATTTGAATACTCATCTATTCTTCTCTAAAAGTTGTTGTAATAATTCTTTTATTTCTTGCACATCATTTTTAAGATTTGTTACGTCATTAATCATTTCACGTTTTGCCTTTCGTTTATTTCTATAATTTTCCAATGCGGTTTGATTTGTATTAATTACCGCATTGGATTTAACATCACGTACCAAATCATCATGATCTTTTATCTTTAACTTATTCATTATACTTGCAATGCAATCGTTCTCATATCGTTTACTATCGGAACAATGTGAGAACTTGTAGAAGTCAACACAATCTTCACAGCAAAAGTTTTGAACTGATGATGCCTTTCTCCCGTTTGTGTAACATAAGTAACTACACTACTATTAGCACTATTTAGATGCGCATGACTATTGGCAGTGAAAGATAATGCAGTTGCTTCAATACCACCCGGTATACTCACTCCATCATTATTCGCTGCTAAACTTACAAAGTCAGCATATGTGTTAGTGGCAATTCCAGTAACCTTTACGTGAATCGTACCAGACTCATTGTCACTAATAATTTCTGAAATAGATGCATTTGCAAATACTCCACCAGAAGGCGTGTGCTCTCCTGTGTTTCCGACAACATCACCTACTGAAAGTAACGCAGTGTTACCATTAACATTGGTGAGTGTTAAGAAACCATTATTTTCATAATCAATAGAACCAAATCCATATTCAAATTCTCTCAAGTCTTTCACATCGACAGAATCAGAGAAAGTATTTGCTGACGTTAATTGTCTTAACGGTGACCAATCTTTATCATCAAAATCTTGACCATCAGTATCACTTAAAACTTTAGCATAAACTTTAATATCAGTTCCGGAAGGTTTATAGGCAGTTAAAAATACTTTAATATCTTCTGCTTCATTTCCATCACCAAGGACAACAGGTTTTGTCATGTACCGAACCTCTGAGTTGCCCCGATCTCTATATTCACCAGTAGAGTCATTATTAATAATGTTTTCAACCACAATACCAGTTATTCTAGATTTATCGACAACAGGTGAAACATTTGGATCTTCTGTTCTAAATGTTCCTTTGATTAACATCGACTTTCCAGTTGCACCTTGATTACTGAAACTAAAGATTGCTTTGGTTTCATCTCGTAAATCATTTTCTTCTTCAACATCAACTGCTCTATATGACGCATCTGGATCATTTGAGTTATCAGAAGGTCTAACTTCCCATGATGCTGAAGTATTAGCATATGTAAGATAAGGTATTTTTGGAATTAAAGTGTTTACTGTCAAATTATCAATAGTGACAATTTTACAACTTGCACCAGAGTCTTGTCCTCTGAGATAAGTCCCTGTAGCAATTGGTTGAGTCGAGTTTACCGACGAAACTTTAATGTCCATCTTACCATATGGAACATCCAAGAACTCAAGTGTGGACACGTTAGTATTTGCAAAAAACTCTACCGTGTTTCCTACAAGTGTAGTTCCCACATATACTTCGTGCACATTGTCTGTTGTAGAGTTTGAAAAATCACCAAACCCATCAATCTTAAGTGTGATCACATCAACAGTATCACCGTTCGCACAAGTCATAGTCTCTGATGTGTTAATGATTTGTCTAACTACACCATTTGCATAGATTTGCGTATTGCTTCCAACGTCTTTTGCGGGTCTGTTTTGTACAATTGAACCGACTTGTATACCCAAATCAGATACCGAATCCGTATTGGCAATTCTTAAAATAGATTCTGCTCGAATTGTTTCACCCGCAATGAATGTACTTCCGTCACCACCATTAGTAAACGAGTCGACAGTTAAATAATCAATGTCTTCGTTCTCAATGTAGTACGTTCCATTTGTTCTTGTTGAGAATTTTGCTTTATTAATTCTAAACTTAACATCTTCTTTTTGAATAGCAGTCCATGTCTTATCGTTTGATGAAACGAACATGACACCCATTGATGCGGGTTTGTGAATCAACTCATTGGTATCGATATCTGTCTGACCTAATTCCGCACACCAAACGGCATATTCTGGATTGTTTCCACCCGGAATTAACGTGAAACAATAATCCCTTCTATTGTGTAAGAACACGGGTGACTCAAAAGTAAACGTTGTCTTACTGCTTTCGGTTGCAGATGACACATTGACATTAATTTCACTAGCATCTTTTGTAAGAGAACCAAACGGAACAATTACAGGAGAAGGATATCCATTTTCCATTTCTCTGATTTGAAGAGTGATTGGCAACTCCGCATGTTTCTTTCCAAACCAAAGATCAATAGAAGTAACAAAAATACCTTGTGACCGTAAGTCTGCAGATACACTGAAAGATTGACTTAACGGATCGTCATTATTACTTGGACCATTGTCGTCATCATCGTTCGATTGCGGAGGGGATCTCCATGTTACAACACGTTGATTTGTTGTGCTTGTAAGTGTTCTATTATCAATGACTTGATTCTTAGAAAACTGCGGTGTTTTAATGTTGATAGATGAACTTCTTTGATCTACAGACAATGGAATACTAGTAAAGTCACCATGTGCAGAAGTTGATAATAAAGCTGCTTGTGTCTGAGTATTAGCAACATCTTTTAGTTCAAATCGTTTTGTGCCTATTCTAAATTTAAGATTGTTATCATTCGGTATAACGAATGTTCCTTCCACCTTACCTTGTGCGTCAGTGATCAAACTATCACCTCTTGCACCACCTACTGGTGTGCAGTATTCAGATACTTTCTCATCGTCAAAGTATGGGAATACGATGGTGTTTGGTCTCATTCTCACACCAGTAAACTGAATTGGTCTAGACCTCATAAAATCTCTAACTGCAACATTTTCTACAAAAGTACCAAGAGAAAACTCTTCATTAGATGGACTAATAGAAGTGGTCACACCATTTCGGATTTGATCTGTCTGAGATGTAGTTGTTTGATTAATACCACGTGCATCACCAGTGTTCCAAGATCCAGTGGTTTGTGTAACTGAAGATTGAGACGTAGTTCTCCAATTTCCCCAGTCAGTCCCTGTCACACCTGCTTCCGCTGCTAGAAACTCAATAGCAGAATACATTCCATCAAAATCAACTTGGATCTCAGGAAGTGTAGTAATATCAGGTGTGTTGTCAATTGAAGGGTTCAATAAAACTTCACCCTGCCAGTTGAATTGAATTTCTTGTACCGGATTTCTTAACTTGGAAGCAAATCTCTGATCCAACTGTGCCACACTTGAATAGTTAAGGGATATTAAGTCACCTGTTGTTTGCATATTTGTTGCGGCAAGTGTACTTGTTTTAAATGGCACATCTTTTCTTTTGTATCTTGGTCTCAACTGGTTTCTGTTTCTATCGATAGATGTACTGTACCCAACCTTCCGAGTATCAGCAACATTATGACCATCGAAATTATCAACCAAAAATCCATTCTTAAATCTATCTGTACCGTCAGTACCTAGTAATTGTTTTCCTGATACAGAATTCTCTAAGAAATTAAGAGAAGAGTAATACTCCATTTTTTTCAATCGGTTATCAATTTGACGCAGATCTTGCATTGTAAATCTACGATTGTTAACCAGTTCCATTGTGACAGCATATTCTTGCTTTCCTGTCTGTCTGGCAGAAAATGGTGACAATGATGGGTACACCGGAATATTTAATGTAGCAATTGTCATTGCTGAGGCTCTTTCTGCAGGTAAACTGGGTTGTCTGTCTGGACGACCCTTTACAACCTCGACTGTGCCTTCTGAACTGATACAAACTCTATCTCTTCTTGGAAGATAAAATTCTGCACTACACTCAAAGTTTTTATCTGGTGAAATAGGATGAGCACCTGCCGCATTGACTTCAAACGATGTCGACAAAGATGGATTTGTTGGAGCAGATACAACCGTTCCTGTGGCACTAGGAACGCAAGTGGTTCCTCCGTCAATCGTACCTGCTTGTTTATAGAATCTAAAATCTACAGCATCACGCAAGTTAATTTGATTACCTGTTTTCGGTGAAACGAAATAGGGGATATCTGATGTTGAAATTTTGTCTGATGCTGTTGGATTTGCGTCATCAACAGGATATGACTCAACTGTCATAAAACCAATACCCTGAGTTTCGTCTTTAGTAAAGTAATCAAACTCTACCATTAATCCACAATCAGTTGTATTTAAAGTACTGGTTGATTTCTTACGTAATGTAGAAATATCATAAAAAGAATCTTTTTGCCCCGAAACAAGTTCGAATTCAGAGGTTACATCGGTGTCACCAGTACTTACTCCACTCACAGTTCCTTTATAGACCTTTCTAAGTTTGAATGCATCAGGAACACCCAACGACCAAGGACCACTAGATCCCGCAACGTTGTTCGCAGTATTGATGTGAACAAATTTATTTTTGTTTACATCTTTGTCTGCTTGACTTGCAGGATTTGATACTGTTCCTCTTTTAACATCATAGTAAACATCTACTTCAAAATCTCCACTAAAGACACCTCGATCAAAATCAATTGTAATTTGATCTGTACTAGTTGTAATCTGACCATTAGATGAGAAGTCAAAAATATATCCTGATGGGAATGAGATTCGGTATGCGTATGTTTCACCAGTAAAATCACTTACTCCCCATGAATCTAGAACCATTTCGGTATCAGAAGCAATTGAAGCAACAATACCTTGTCCAATATGAGAACCATTAGGACCAATTTCTACAACGTCTCCAACTCTAAACGTAGTACGGAATTTTGTACCATTACCTTGTATCGTAGATGATTGTGTAGATCCAATTTGAGTAGAAGAATCTATGGTACCCGGTTGATCTATTGTTTCGGCTGCTTCTTTTGCAACAACAACGTAAGATCTTTCTGCAGGTCCGGTTAATGTTCCTTGGACATCGAGTGCTTCTGCTTCACTTAAGTAAGAAGATGCAATGTCGATAGTTACCTGACCGTCATTTACTTGCTGAACATTACCACTTGACTTTTGTCTAAATCTAAATCTTTCTTTAGTTAGTAACTTAGTACCACCCTGCTGTAGGGGGAATACTGATGATTCTAAACCTGAGTCATAAAGTTTTGCTGAACCATCATTTTCTAAAACAATATCAGCAAGTGAATCTGAATAAACAGCATTATTGACGTATAGACCTTTAACATCTTTAAACGATTGTCCAGAATTCATTTCGATGTTAAACAGATATGCACGATATTTACCACTTGCAGTTCCTGAAACACCAGATTCATATTCGAACCCTCTCAGATAAGCAGTACCGATCTTAACACCAGTTGCACTAGAAATACCATATAGTTTTGAGGTTACTGCTGTCTGCGCAGTATCATATAGGTCTACTTGCACTAGTTGAGTAAAGTTCCAAAGTCCAACAACTTCATTGATAAAAACATAATTACCAATATTTTGTCCTATTGCCACCCCATCAAATACTTCGGTATCTGTTGCTTTGTCGAAAGATCTATACATTGCGTTGGTAAGACTTACTTTCCTACCCATGATATATCCCGAACCCCTTTCAACTTCACAAACAAGTTTATTGGAATCACCGTCGGCATACCGTCCAAGATTGCTTTCATTCTTCAAGTGTTCACGGATTCTTACGTTGAATGGTTCCATTGCAAAATTACCGTGACTATCGTATACACCTGCGGCAATATGATTTGAAATTTCTGCGTAACGAGTATCAGTATTTTTACGAACAATTTCACCATTGTCCATTTCAGCAATAGTAAAGAAGGTTTGTGTATTTGCAACTCCTCTTGCTCTTGTCGCAAGAGTTGGTGAAAGTTTTAATCTATTAGCACCGGGAGCAGAAAAATTAGTAGCACCAGTAGCATTATCAAGCAAACTAACATCCTGATTTGAATCGATAATAGATTCCCGTGTTTCGAATCCAATATTGACGTTTGCAGTCAAATCATATTTCGATACAACAGTTCCTTGTGGCTCGACATAAATAAAATGTCCTTTATGATAGATCGTGCCATCAGACACTGTTGCATACAATCCTCTTCCGGTAGAGTCCCCAAAAGAGTCTGCCTTAATTGTGTTTGCCGCAAATTTAAATCCTGCTGATCGAGTCTGACCATTTGTAGTAAAGATAAGTTCTTCGTCGTTATTAAATACTTTGGTCGCTTTATCGGTTCCTGAATTTAAATAATCGACAAACATAGTCAAATTATTTGGAATTCCGACTTCAGAACCATCCCTAACATCAATTAACCTTGCTTGAACACCAGAAAGTGTTCCGGTCACAACGACATTAGCAATTTTTCCACTATCATAGAAATCATTCAACAGAACAATTCTACTATTAGCAAAGTCTTTATCTCTCAACTTAACGTAATTGATAGATCGAACTTTAACAGAGCATCCAGAAACAACGGTACCATCAACAATAACTTCGTTTGCAAACTTCTCAATCTGATTTTGCAAAATAGATTGAATTTGTGTCAGTTCCCTTGCTTGTACAGAATACCCCGGACGAAATAGAATACGATGGTATTGACTTGTTTCATCAAAGTCGTCAAAGTACGGACTGTTATTGAGATTGGTTTCGATTGCCATTTATTATACCTTTAAAAATCTAAAATGATTTTGATGTCTTCTATTTGATCTAAATTTTTTGTTACTTTCTGTACGTTTTCTACATACAGAATATCTCCAGAAAAAGTGTTTGCTTCTGGTCCGGAAACATCAACAACTCTTCCAACTACCGTTTCACTAGTGCTCTTTAAAATATCATCATCTTTAACAAATGGAGCATAGTTACTATAACTTCTTACATTATTTATGTAAATATTATAGAAGGAAGAATCTCTAGTTAAATCTCTTTTTGTGAATACAACGTGCCCATTTGATGCTTGTACTGCTTTTGATAGTGCTTGATCTCTTCTAACACTAGGAGAAAGTTCAGTGACAAATTCTAGATCCCCACTCTGTGCTCTAATTAACATTGCTTCAGTCGTAATTGTATCACCAATATTCAATGGGTTAAGAATAACATCACCATCCGTTTCGTCATATGTCATTGTTAATATATTTGTCAATCGCAATGTCTGTGGACTGTTTGAAGTATTTGCAACAACTTCTGTTTCAATATGTTCATTGTTTTCGTCGACTTTTAACATTGGATCTGCCAATAAAGAAATCGTTCTGAAATCAGTGTTGGACTGAATATATCCTTTTCCATCCACTGCAACACCTTCAGTGCCACTAAATTGTGTGTTAATAACAATTTTATCCGCAAAAAGTTCTTCCGCAGGATTACTACCATGTCCATTGAGTGGACTGATAATAGCATTGGCAGATGCTCCGATCCCGTGTTGCGCATTAGCAGTAATAATAATATCTGCTTTTGTATAATTTTGACCAATAGATACTAAATTGACATTTGCAATAACCCCATCAACTCCTACAGACGCATATGCTTTTGCCCCTGTGCCATCACCAACAATCGTAACAGTTGGTGAAATTACAACAGTTGAATCGTTTTGTGGGATTGTCGTAAATGCAGTATTAACAACACATTGCTTAGAGTTTCCATCATATCTAATAATTCTACGCAGTTGTCCCGCACCTGTCCCCGAGGTAATATAAAGTGAAGATCCGTTATAGATATCGTTGGTTGGTTCTGGTGCACCTTGAACAGGAGACAATGTAACAGTCAATGCAGTTGCGTCGATCACAGCACCGTTAGCTACTTGCAAATAACGAATTCCTTCGTTATTGAGTTCAATCATTTCAATAGCACCATTGACAGATGCATTTTGAACTTCTAATTGCCTATCACTTTCTACCGATCCATCAGAAACTGATCTTTCTTTTACAGGTATATACTGTGTAGTCAAGAACTTATCCGCATCACCAGTATTGACAGTGTACATATACTTCCAAGTGTATCCGTCTGCAGAAGTAAATGGAGATAAGTCATATCCTCTAGGTTCATATAATGAAGGACTATTGCTGTTGTTATTCAAGCACTTGTATACATTGCTGTCTCTTGTAATGACATAAAAATTTCTAGTGTGTAATGATTGGTCAATATCCCTGTACATTGCATACACAGTTCCCTGCACCCAATCATAACGAGGAATTGCAAGAGAAACATCTGTAGCATTGACTTTTTTGGCACCGATTGATTCTTGACGAACTTTTATTTGACTGACCTCTACGTTATCTAAAACGTCGTCAGGAGTCGGTTCGTTTGCATACTCTGTGTCTTTGCCTAAAACTGTATACAATATTGTCGATTTCTTTTGTGTACTACTGTCAGTAGCACTTATACTATTCAAGAAATCTCTTGCAGCCTTAGTTGCTAATTTTTTTGTTGCTAATCTCGTTGCCATTCTTAAAACTCTTGCGTGTAATAAACTGTGGCACCAGAGACATCACTCTCAGTCCACAATGTGTTAGTATTTGCCAAAGTATCCGATGTAATTGTATTTAGTTCAAGTTTTCTAAAACTATTGTCGGACAGTCGAATAAACATGTTGTCACCACTTTCAAATCTTGCACTAAACTCTGTGCCAGATCCATTGATATTATGTGTAGCAAAATAAACGTTTGCAGAGGAAACAGTTCCAAACTTCCACTCACTTACTAAATTTGCTGTAGTTGCGTTTTCTACATTAGCAAATCTTATCGGATAAAATTTATTTTCTTGGGCAATTCCGGGATCTATTTCTATTACTGCAAAATCTAAGTTTGCAAACTCATTAGCAAAGTCGGTGCCATTGCCTGTCAATGCATGACCATTGTTTGTAATGTCCACGGTTCCAGTTGCGGCAGTTTTTGTTATGCTCACTGTTCCCGTAGATTTAATTTTCTTCACATTACTTGTCGACCCCTCAACAGTAATAAAAACGTTTGACTGTGTAGAAAAACGTCCAAACAATTCTTGACCTGCAGGATGCACCAGATCCAATGCAATATTTTTAAACCTATTTAATGATAATGGGGATACTACTTCATATGCATATTCTTGATAGAACCTTCCGTCATGAATTTTTCCTCTCAATGAAGAAATGTGACCGCGAGTGGTTGCGTAAAAACCTTCAGAGTTTGCAACATCGTCCACTGTCAATTGAACTTGTGCCTTAGAGGAATTCAACCTTCCAGAATCTTGTACCGTGACAATTTCATTGTGTAAATACGCAAACCCGGAATCTAACATTCGTATTCCTGTAATCGCACCATTAGCACCAACAGTTGCTTTAATTCTGGCATTGTCACCAAGAACACCTTCATCTTGTACTTTAACAATTTTTGCCGATCCGGTGTCTACTATAGTTCTATCATCCTCGACTCCAAATGTTTCATAATCACTTTCAAAATGATCGATTGTAATGTCTGCGTTATTTGCCCACATAACATCATTTGGAGTCCTTTGCAGATACGGTTGCCAAACTCTCAGGACAGATTCGTAAGTTCCATTTGCATAAAGTGTGCGTGTTACTGTAGGTGATGTCGCACCACCTTTTATGTACCCTGTGGCACCAGTTGACGGTTGACGAATAAAGTCATTTTGATCAAGAGCAATAATTTGACTATTGCCCGTTCCCCAATTTGGATCATCAGATTGCACAGTAATGTATGCCTCACCAATACCCAGTGCCGCAATGTTATCATCTCTCACCGATACTTGCGGAGCAACAGTATAACCTGTTCCTCCAATGCGGTCTGCAAGAACCGCAATTGTTCCGACTGCAGGGGTTAAATTTAATAAAGCATCTTCGATGTTCGTGTATATAGATTCAATAGTTGTGTTTGTTGTTGTGCCTTCGACATTAGCAATCGGTGTTGCCTGATCTTCCCATTTTACAATTGCTTCTTCATCTAAAAATGATTTCAATGGACCGGAATCAAAACTATTTGTCAGGTTAGCACTATTGTTTGATGATACGATAACAGTCCACAAATCTCTATTTTCAGTTGGGGAATGTTCATATTGATTGGATGCAATTGATTTAATTCTTTTGACAACACCATAGGCACCGGATGTGAGTCCTTTAATTTCTTGTCCTTCGGTAACACTCTCACCACTGATCATACCCAACTGAAGACGGTGTGTTCCAATAGTATTTGCTTGAAACTCTGTGACAGTTCCAATCGTTGAACCTGCAGGATGCGTTATTTTAATATCTTCTGCAGTATCAAAGTTTAAATATGTGTCTACTTGAAACCAAGCATCACCAATAGTATTATCTATGACTCTGGTGACAATTGCATTAGCACCACTAGTTACTCCATAAAGATTGACACCATTTGCAACACTTTGCGTCGTTGCAATATTAATCATAGCATTTGCATTTGTTCGATATGCAGTAGATTCAACTGGTTCTCCATCTTCTGGGAAACCAAATGTAGGAGATGCAAGTGGCATATTTTTAAAAGTAGATATAGGTGCACCATCAATAGTTGGTGCTTGCGATCCGAAAATAGTATTAGATTCTACAAATGGGGTTTTAACTTGAATTCTAAAAGTATCGTCTATTGAATTTCTGAACAACTTAAAACTTGCGGGTTCATTACCATCACCACCAAGCAGATCGATTGTAGTTCCACCTGCATCAATTGAAGGAGAGTAACCTGAACCTCCATCTAAAATATTAAACGTAAGTATACCACCTAAGTCAACAGTATCAACGACCACTGCTTTAGCAAAGTCACCTCTTAAAGAGGATTCTAACTTTACTTTATCACCGGGTTCGTATTCACTTCCCTGACCTAAGATAGTTAGAGTTTTAATCCCTGCTTCGATTGTAGCACTATGTCCTTGGAAATCTGATTCTAAAACAACCCTTTCCAAATTTTTAAATGATCCACGAATATTGGATAAGATAATTTGTTGTAGATCACGACCCCTGACAGTTTTCCTTACAATCGTTTCTACAAGTGCTTTTGCTCTTGATTCGACACCAACGATAGTTTTCCCGGTAAAACTGTAATTCTTCGGATCGTATGCAGTTGAAAGGTATCGAACAATTGACCAGTTACCGTCTGATACCTTAAGCATGTTTTCGGCAGGAAAATTGAATGCAACATCTTCATTGTATAATGCACGGAAAAGTAATCGATAAGCGGCAAGAGTTCCTCTGGATTGATTGAACTCATTGACATACTTTGTAGCAATTTTTTTGTCTGCGGCAATATCAACAGGAACATTAGGAAGAAAAGTATTAGTGAAGTAATCGATAAATTCATCAGTGGTTGTACTAATATCTCGATAACTTTCTAGGTTCTGTATTCTATAATTGAGTTTATTATTTTCTTCTAGATACGCATAGTATGCTTCCATAAATGCAAGAAACAATGGTCCCTCTTCTTTATAGAAGTCTGGGAACTGATCTGCTACTAACTTTGATACTTTGTTGATCATCTCAATCTTTCATCTACAATTGAAACTGTTGCGTTTTGAGCATCCATAATCAGTATTTGTTCTCTGACAGGTTCGATGTCTAAATTTTGAGTTTGGCATGTCACGTAAAATTCAATGCCCTCATATGCAGTCAGTGCAAAATTTGGTATGTCAACAACACCTGTTGTATAATTGATCGTACCTGCATTAGCATCTAATATCACTTTTTGTTTTGTTTCATCAAAACGATATATTCTAACATTACCAACACCATCGTCATCTAAGAAACAACTAAAGTTTTTAAATGTAAAACGGGTGCTTGTTAATGTGCTCGATCTTAATTCATTTGCGAATTTCAAAACGAGTCTGGTTGCTCTCTGCGTATCTGGCACAACCCGTTTCTGCAAACTTAACCTCGCATCATTGTTTAAAATTTTACCAACAGTCACGCTATCTAGTGCAGATAAGAATTTTGAAAAACGCAAACGATTACTAAATCTTTCTAAATTATTAGTAGAAAAGTTAGTAATAGCATTGAGTATTGCACTTCGAATTGTACCCTCTTTGTCTAGAGTATTTGTAGAATCATAATATGTATTGATATTAGCAATAATGTATGTGTACTCAGGATCAATAATCACAGGTTCAATCGATAGTGGAGTGCGATCAACAATGCTATTTTTTAACAATGCCTTTCTTGCCTCCGTGGTAAATTGCTCACCAAATGGTTTAACTGCGATATAAACTTTACCGTAGATAGGGGGATCAGCATTCTCACCACCAAACGAAACTACCGATTCTAAATCTGAATTTTCGGCAAGAATAATTCTTTTGTAATCTTCCGCAATGATTGCTCGATTCTGTGTCTGATAATGTCTAGGAGCATTAAACTTAACTGATTCTGAGGTTTCAATAAACCGACCACCGACTGCAGTTTTTACTGTTGTCGGTTCTGATACAGTTCCATATGCAAGGTTTGTGATAAGGTTTTCTACAGAGAAAGTTTTTGCTCCATTAGCAACATCACCATTACATACAAGGTATTCTACAATAACAATGTTTCCGTTTTTCAGTGATTTCCCTAAAGAACCCGAACCAAATACAATTTCATATTTTTCATCGTATGCTTCTTCAATAAAATAAATTTCTGATGTTTCAAAAACCTGTTTGATATCTGTTGCACGTACCCATTCAGATGTTGTCGTATCATCTGCCGACTCTTGAACTTTAACAACAATGCTACTCGTATCTACATTTTTGTTTGGGATTACAAAACGAGTTGGACTTGCCGAATTGTGAACAAACTTATGAACTAGAGGAAATCCTTCTTTAATATCTAAAGTAATATTAAAGTTCCCCGCATTATTAACGACCGTGTATGCTTGTGGTGTCGAAAATGTATAACTGATATCATCAATTGTTGTATTAAACTTTGAGTTCTTTGCGATAGTAAACTGTGATGTCCCTGCAGGGAGTCCACTAAATGATAAACTGACCTGTGCAGTTGGTCCTTGTGCAGATGTAGAAACATAACCTAACATTTTCGCAAGTGATGCAATGCTATCTCTCTGTTGAGCAGTATCTAAAAACATCTCGTTTGCGAGCATATTTAAATGAAATGCATTATAGTGTGTATTATATGCCAACACATCTAACAATGCAGAAAGATTAGAACCTTCAAAGTCATAATCTCTAAACTGAGTCTGCGCTGTAAGGAACGTCTTTAAGTTATTTCGGATATCATCGAAATCAACATCTGAAACTTTTAGATAACTGTCTGCCATTATCGTACTCTTTCTAGTAATATGTCTACGACTACAGGTTCCGGATCGTTAATGATAAAAAATGCAATACTCATCGTAATTGCATTCTTATCCGGATAATCCTCAACAAGGATATCGATTACCTCTGCCCTTGGTTCATAGTTTTCTATAACCTGTTTTGCGGCATTTTTAATTTGCTGTCTCGTTGCAGGAGTCATTAACTCAAACAAGAAATTGCGTATGCCACACCCAATCGTTGGTTTAAAAGGTCTTTCATAAAAATCTGTGAGGATTAAATTTTTGACAGATGCTTTTACAGCGTCACGATTCTTCTTTGTCACAATGTCTTGTTTGACAGGATGCGCAAAAAATGTAGAGTCGATGTCACTGTAAATTACTTCTGCCATTTAACTAACCGTTCTTGATGTCCTGAATTTCTTTTCTTCTTTCTTTGCATGTTTTGGTAATTTCAGCAAGTGCTTTACGAGCACGAGTTCCTGCTGATTTATTTCCACCGTCAAACTTTTCACTTTCTGCGATGTAAGTTTCAAATAAGTTTACTAAAGTATCATGATTATTCATAAGTCACCTCTTGACATTTTTAAATTATAGTGTATAATAGAACTGTTGTTCTTAGTAATCTATTTATAAGCAACTAAACAAGTTCCGGAATTCCAATCATATTCATCACAAGTCTTTCCTGCCAGTGCCTCATTGTAGTTAACGTTTTCTGGATCTGTTGGCCAAGTTCTCTTTGTAACACTTGGTCCTTTAGTGCCAGATCCACCGTTACCTCCACCATTTGCAAAAACATTCGATGAACTACTAGCAGATGCATTCGGAACCCAAGAACCATGTCCACCAGTACCATCTCCAAGTCTATGCACTTTGATACTATTAACATATACGTTAGGTGAACCTGCAGATGCAGGATCTCCACATGCAGTTGTATCACCAATCCTTACTGCCGAGGCACTATTGACATATACGTTTGGGGATCCTTTTGCATAACTAGTTCCATGAAATGGTGCAGGACTAGGTGATGCGTGTCCTACATGCGAATCTTTACCTTTTCTTACAACACCGGGCATACGACACCTATGGGTTCAAGTGAATTTCTGGAGCAATCAACGTCATATTTTTACCTGACGTAATATCGCAGGTTTCACCTATATTCATTTTTAAGTAACCAGTAATGTCAGCATCGACATTTGCATCAACGACAAGTTTAACATTACCAGTCACATGTACAGAATCATTCCCCGCAATAACTGTGTAGTTATCTTTAACGATATGTGTACTTACACTACCGTCTGGATGCACCTGATAAAAAGTTCCAGACTTGTGTAGTTCTCTGATTCGTTCTTTATCTGGAGTATCATCGTATTCTTTGACGTGACCAGATTCAGTTTCTCTGACTTTATTATACGGATATTCTGCCGCATATGGATCAGCAGGTTCACTGATTACACTGTCAGGTACATATGGTTTGGTCTGCACCCCACGTGCTAATGCATTAATATCAGGAACTCTATTCTCATCTAATGTAGGGGCAGAGTAAATCAATGATTGTGGTGCGACATCTTTGCGAGTATCGGTATCTACAGTTTTATATGTCCGACCACCCGAAAAAACATATTCTACTGTTGTGGTACCTGCTTTTCCAAATTCATTATCTTTTAAGTGCTTATATTGTGTCAGACCATCTATTGTTGCTGATTGCTCAACAACAACTTCACCAGAGTCATCAGTTAGAGATTTAGATCCATCATTATTAATTTGTTCATCAAACTTTTGTAAAGATTGAACTAATGCTTTTGGTGCAGTGTCCTCACCTAAAATATATGATCCAGATATAGATGCTAATACTGCAGGTTCCTGCGCACGTGCTCCATCCACAAAGAATCCCAAAACCCAAGAACCGACGAGCAATCCTGTAGGAGACTCTCCAACACCTTTACGAGATGCTGACTGAGTATCAAACATTGGAATTGCCCACGGCAGAGATTCTGTTGGGATCTTATCTTTGTCGTCAGTGTGCCATCCAATACAACGAACCCGCACACGACCTAACTGTACAGGATCATTGATATCCTCAACAACACCAAACCACCAGATGAAACCGTTTTGTCCTAGAAAGTTTTTCATTCTTTCTTATACTTTTCTTCTGCGTACTTAAGGAAACTCAAGAGACCGTTTTTCAGTGATTCTTTTTGAATACGTTTTTCATCCACGTAATCACTGAGATGATTAAATTGGGTCTCACTTGCTCTTTTGTTTCCTTTTGGACTTTTTTCCTTCATCAAGAACCTCCTCATGTACCGGCTCTTTAATCTCTTGTAAAAATACTGCGGGAGAATCTCCTGCAGGTTCTTGATGCTCTACAATTTCCTGTAGCATTTCTTTTTTCGGTAATGGCATGTTGCCTCCTTACTGCTTGGGTATTTTAATCTGACGCAATGCGTCTTTTGGAACGTTTTTAGTTATCCAACTGAATACTTGTTTTTGAACTGATGCATCATT